ATGCCATGCTTTTGGCAGAGAATGACGTACAGATTGTCGAAGAAGAACTCCTCCGTGCGCATCCTTGCGTAGAGGATTTGGACGCTGTACGTCAACTTGTACTTGTGGACATGGCATTTAACATGGGCGTACCCCGTCTTTGTAAGTTCAAGAAGATGTGGAACGCTATCCACGAGAAAAAATTTGACTCCGCATCAAAAGAAATGCTTGACAGCAGGTGGGCAAATCAGGTAAAATCACGTTCAGTGAAATTAGCTAATGCAATGCACAATGGTGAGTTTTAATGGCAAGACAACTAACAGATAAGCAACAGAGGTTTTTGGCTGTGCTTTTTGATGAGGCTGGCGGCGATATGGTCATGGCCAAGAAGATGGCTGGCTACGCTGACACAAGTTCTACTGGCGAGATTGTCAAAGGTCTGAAGGAAGAAATCCTAGAGGCCACTCAGATGTACATGGCACGTAACGCACCAAAGGCTGCAATGGCTATGACAGGTGCGCTGTACGACCCAACTGAACTTGGCATTCGTGACAAGATGTCCGCTGCCAAAGAACTGCTTGACCGTGTAGGTCTTGTAAAGACAGAGAAGATGCAGGTAGAAGCAAGCGGCGGTGTTATGCTTATGCCACCTAAAGCACCTGTTGAGGACGATGAGTAGAAGCATAGGCAAGTGGAAGTTACCACAGCCCACCGACATTAAAGAAGAAAACGAATGGGTACCAATCCCGCGTATTGCACGTACAGTACCCTTCGGTTACAAACAGAGTGAAGAAGACCCTGACATTCTTGACCCTATTCCAGTAGAACTGGACCTGTTAGAGAAAGCACGTAAGTACGTCAATCAGTATTCATACCGCGAGGTAGCTAACTGGCTGACAGCAAACAGCGGCAGATATATCTCACATGTAGGATTGAGGAAACGGTTAGCGAATGAACGACAGCGTAAGAACCAAGCTAAAAGCCTCCGCAAGTGGGCAGAGTATGCGGAAACGGCAATCGCCAAAGCGAAAGAAATCGAAGAAGCAAGAACCGGAGCAAAAGCCAACGGTTGAAATTGCAGAGGTTGAGTACGAATCCTCTAGCATTGAAGAACACGCCAATGTACTGTTTAAGCCCAACCCCGGCCCACAGACAGAGTTTCTTGCCGCATCTGAACGTGAAGTTCTATACGGCGGCAGTGCAGGGGGCGGCAAGTCATATGCAATGCTTGCTGACCCACTGCGTTACATGGGACATCCGCAGTTTAGCGGACTACTCCTACGACACACGACAGAAGAACTGCGTGAACTTATCTTCAAGTCGCAGGAGTTGTATCCAAAAATCTGGCCCGGTATCAAGTGGTCAGAGAGAAAGATGCAGTGGACCGCGCCATCTGGCGCAAGATTGTGGATGTCATATCTGGATAAGGATGATGATGTCTTGCGTTATCAGGGTCTGGCGTTTAGCTGGATAGGCTTTGACGAACTGACACAATGGGCCACACCATACGCATGGAACTATATGCGAAGTCGTCTACGGTCCACTGCACCTGACTTGCCTATCTTTATGAGGGCTACAACTAACCCCGGTGGGCGTGGACACCAGTGGGTTAAGAAAATGTTTATTGACCCCGCCCCATATAATAGGCAATTTGATGCAACAGACATTGAAACAGGAGAGGTACTTAAGTACCCCGCTGGACATAGCAAGGCAGGAAAATCTCTATTTAAGAGACGCTTTATCCCGGCAAGACTTTCTGATAACCCATACCTTTCGACAGCGGGAGACTATGAAGCCATGCTTCTCTCGCTTCCAGAGCAGCAGCGTAGGCAGCTTCTTGAGGGCGATTGGGACATCAAAGAAGGTGCGGCGTTCTCTGAGTTTAATCGGGATATTCACGTTGTTGAATCTTTTCATATCCCTAGCAACTGGGTCAAGTTTCGTGCATGTGACTATGGTTACGGGAGTTATTCTGGCGTTATTTGGTTTGCAGTTGCGCCTGACGAGCAGCTTATCGTATATAGAGAACTTTACGTCAGCAAAGTCCTCGCCACAGACTTGGCTGATATGATACTGGACTTAGAGGCTGAAGATGGGAACATTAAGTATGGTGTGCTGGATAGCAGTCTTTGGCATAAGCGTGGCGATACTGGACCGTCTCTTGCGGAACAGATGATTGCAAAGGGATGCCGTTGGCGTCCATCAGACCGCAGTAGAGGTAGCCGGGTAGCCGGTAAAAACGAGATACACAGGCGTCTGCAGGTAGACGAATTTACAGAGGAACCAAGACTTGTATTCTTTAATAGCTGCACAAATGTCGTATCACAGCTACCGTCCATCCCCTTGGACAAGAAAAATCCAGAAGACGTTGATACGAAGTCTGAAGACCATTTGTATGACGCACTCAGGTACGGTATTATGTCCCGACCCCGGTTCTCTATTTTCGACTACGACCCGCATGGCAGACCGTCAACAGGTATGCCGGTAGCTGACTCCACATTTGGATACTAAGGAAAAACACATGGCCGAAGATGAAATTATGATCGAAGACGATGCTATCGCATTGGAAGACACAGACGATACCACAGTAGAAGATGCTGACGTATCTAAAATTATTCCATTTATTATGGAACGCTTTCAACGGTCAGAAGATTATCGGTATCAGGATGAAGAACGCTGGCTCCGTGCGTATCGTAACTACCGTGGACTGTATGGTCCGGATGTGCAGTTTACCGAAGCAGAAAAGTCTCGCGTCTTTATCAAGGTCACAAAAACTAAGACACTGGCAGCTTATGGTCAGATTGTTGATGTTCTCTTTGCTAATCACCGTTTCCCCCTTTCTATTGAACCTACGGAACTTCCAGAAGGCGTCGTAGCAGACGTACACTTTGATCCACAGGAACCAGAACAGCTTCGTGGGGAAACTGCATTGTCTAGTCCATACGGCTTTGCAGGAGACGGCAATGATCTGCCGCCGGGTGCTACTGCTCAATCGTTGCTGGATAAGCTAGGCGGCATGTCTAATAAGCTGGAGCCTATTGAGGATAAACTCAAGGAAGGTCCGGGTAAAACCCCATCGGCAATTACCTTTAGTCCCGCTATGGTCGCCGCCAAAAGGATGCAGAAAAAAATTCATGACCAGCTAGAGGAGTCGGGTGCTACAAAGCATTTGCGTAACTCTGCTTTTGAAATGGCATTGTTTGGCACAGGAGTAATGAAAGGGCCGTTTGCTTCTGATAAGGAGTATCCTAACTGGAATGAAAACGGCGATTACGATCCTGTGTTCAAAACTGTGCCGCAAGTTGAGCATGTGTCTGTTTGGAACTTTTACCCAGACCCTGACGCAAATAACATGGACGAGTCACAATATGTCATTGAACGGCATAAGATGTCACGTTCACAGTTGCGCAACCTAAAGAAACGTCCTTACTTCCGTAGTCAAGTTATTGACGAAGCCATTCGTATGGGTGAGAACTACAACAAGAAGTATTGGGAAGATGATCTTTCTGACTATGCTCCAGAACACGGCATTGAACGCTTTGAGGTTCTTGAGTATTGGGGTATGGTCGATACCGACATGCTTGAAGAACAAGGCGTAGAAGTACCGAAAGAATTGCAAGATTTTGATGAACTGCAAGCAAATGTTTGGGTGTGTAACAACCAACTGCTCCGCATGGTTCTCAATCCATTTAAGCCAGCTAAAATTCCATATCATGCTGCGCCATATGAACTCAACCCATACAGCTTCTTTGGTGTGGGTATTGCAGAGAACATGGACGACACGCAGACGTTGATGAATGGCTTTATGCGTATGGCGGTAGACAACGCTGTGCTGTCGGGCAACCTGATTGTAGAAGTAGACGAGACCAATCTGGTGCCGGGACAAGACCTGTCACTGTATCCGGGCAAGGTGTTCCGCCGTCAGGGTGGCGCACCGGGTCAGGCTATCTTCGGCACGAAGTTCCCGAATGTGTCGTCTGAGAATATGATGCTGTTTGACAAGGCGCGTGTACTGGCAGATGAAAGCACTGGCTTTCCGTCCTTTGCACATGGCCAGACTGGTGTTAGTGGCGTAGGCCGTACTGCATCTGGCATCTCTATGCTGATGGGTGCTGCTGCCGGTGGCACTAAAACAGTTATCAAAAACGTAGACGACTATTTGCTTCGGCCTCTTGGTGAAGGCTTCTTCCGTTTCAACATGCAGTTTGACTTTGATCCTGACATCAAGGGTGATCTGGAAGTTAAAGCACGTGGCACAGAAAGCCTCATGGCAAATGAAGTACGTAGTCAGCGGCTCATGCAGTTCCTGCAGGTCGCAAGCAACCCCGCATTGGCACCCTTTGCTAAGTTCCAATATATCATTCGTGAAATTGCGAAGTCAATGGACTTAGACCCCGACAAAGTAACCAACAACATGGATGAAGCTGCTCTGCAAGCAGAAATTATGAAAGGCTTCCAAGCCCCTGCACCTGAAGGACAAGAGGGTACGTCTCCTCCTCCGGGGGCAAATGCTATGGATACCTCTGGTGCAGGTGGCGGTAATATCGGTGTAGGACAAGCACCGATACCGGGTGAACAAGGATTTAGTGCAAATGGACAAACAAATATTGAGCAAACTCAAGCCGTGGGTGGGCAACAACCGCCAATGGCAGGGGTTCAGTGATTACATTGATGCTGTAATTGAAATGCAGCAGAAGGCATTGGAACAGGCTGACGATAATGTAATGATGTATAGGTCGCAAGGCGCGATTGCAACATTACGCAAATTGAAGACACTTAGGGATGAAATCAATGGCTCTTGATAAACAAATGGAAATGTTTGAAGACGGCGGTCTTATGGACGAAGGCGGCACGATAGACCCTGTGTCCGGCAATGATGTACCACCCGGATCTACCCAAGAGGAAGTGCGGGACGACATTCCTGCACAACTGAGTGAGGGAGAGTTTGTATTTCCCGCTGACGTTGTACGCTATATCGGTCTGGGCAATCTGATGCGGATGCGTCAGGAAGCTAAAATGGGTCTCAGACTTATGGACGAGATGGGTCAAATGGGTAACAGCGAAGAAGCCACTATTCCTGACGACATTCCTTTTGACATTAATGACCTTGACACGGAAGACGAACCAGAGTATAATTCATCTACTGATGATTTGGAAATGCAGGTAGGTGGTTTTGTACCTGCCCAACAACAGCAGCAGTTTGGTATTGCAGGTTACACACCAGCACAGCAGCCTACGACTGGATTTACCCAGCAGCAGCCTGTTCAAGCCGCATCGCAACAATTTGTACAGCAGCCTACTATGGCACCTGCCGCTGCTCCTGTCCCAACAATGCAGCAGTATACTCCCGCTGAAATACCTTCATTTCAACAATTTGTTGGCGGCGGCTTTGGTGAGTATGATGAATTGCGTGAGTACAAAAATGAAGCAGGTCAAACAATTCAAGTGCCGTTTAAGGGTGGACAGCCTATCAGCCCTATCCCTGAAGGATACACCTATGTTGACCCAGAGGCTACAGCCACAGAAGAAGTGACAACTACGCCTACTACTCCGCAGACAACCTCTGTTCGTGAACCTGATACAAGTGACGCTGATGAACGTCGCCGTGCAGAAGAAGAAGAAATGTACGGCCCCGGAGGGGGTAGACTTGGTGTAAGAGGAAAAGTATATGGCGTTTCTTTTGACGGCGTTGGCTTGCTTGAGGGCAGAGGTCTTCTTGCTGGTTTAGCATTTAGTGGTAAAATTCCAGATAAGTATGCTACGGACGTAACGGTAAATATCAAACGTGGCAAGGATGAGTTTTCTGTTAGAGGTGACGCCTACAATGAATTGAAGGACGTTATTGATGATTCGGGTGCTAACTCAGTAGAAGCCCAGAAAAAAATGAACGAACTGCGTAACAGGGCAAAAGCTATTGCAGACGCAAAAGCTAAAGCGCAAGCAGAATTTGATAGACTTGCTAAACTTAAAGAAGACGAAGAAGAACGTAAACGCACAAAAGTACAACCGTCATCCGACGATCCAGACGGCAGTGGCCCATTTGGCACCGGCTACACATACGATCCTGAATCTGTTCGGGAAACGACTGAATATGTTCAATCTGGTTACGAACAAGAAGCTGGCGGTGGCAGTTATGGGGGCGGTAGTTCTTCCTCTGATTCAAGTTCCTCAAGCAGTAGCGGTTCTTCCTCTGGTGGCACAGGCAGTGGCAGTGGATATGATAGAGATACAGACGTAGGTGGAGGCGGTATAGGCGGGGGGTTTGACGATTTTCGCGCTAAAGGTGGTTTGATTGACAAACCAAAACCCAAAGCCAAAAAGATGAAGCGAGGTGGACTAGCTTCTAAAAAATAGTCCACACATATGTTGGCTACTCATCCCCCATCTCCCCGACAGGTGCATGGCTACGGTGGCCCCAACAACGGAGAAGTAAAATGGCAGAAGCCGAAATCATGGCTGAAGAAATGCAGTCACCAAAAAAAGTAGCGTTTGCAAATCGCAAATACACTAACGAAGAAAAACGCCAAATGGAAGAAGAAGAACTTGAACAGCTACTGAAAGAACAACGTGGTGAAACAGAAGAGACCACGGAAGAAGTAGAAGAGGAGCCTACAAACGCAGAAGAGAAGACGTTTAAGAAACGCTACTCTGACCTTCGTAGGCACCAGCAAAAACAAGCAGAGGAATTTAAGACAGAACTTGAGTCTCTCAAACGGCAGCTAAATGAGGCTACTAAAAAGGAAATGCAACTGCCCAAGTCCGACGAGGACATTGAAACATGGGCAAAAGAATATCCAGACGTAGCAGCCATCGTTGAAACAATTGCAATGAAGAAAGCGCGTGAGCAGTCTAGCGCACTTGAAGAACGCATGAAAGCAATTGATGAACTGCAAGTATCTGCTACAAAAGAAAAAGCAGAAGCAGCATTGATGCAGATGCACCCTGACTTTAACGAGATTAGGGATAGTGACAGTTTTCACGAGTGGGCTGAAGAACAGCCGAAGTGGGTGCAAGATGCGCTTTATGAAAACGACAACGACGCACGTTCTGCTGCTAGGGCGATTGACCTCTACAAAGCTGATATGGGTATTGGCAAAAAGAAACCCAAGTCAGACAAAGACGCAGCCAAGTCTGTCTCTACAAAAAATAGTCGTAGTAAGCCGCAAGAAAACGAAGCATCTACGTACTTGAAAGAATCGGACGTTCAACGTATGTCACCGCAAGAATACGAAAAGAACTCTGACGAAATCATGGAGGCTATCCGTTCAGGAAAGTTTATCTATGACGTTTCCGGGTCAGCCCGGTAAAAAAAGTGTTGACAAGTAGTTATTTTTTCGTATAACTATAGTCATCAAAGGTGTAAGTGGGTTAGCTACCTGCTTACATCTAATCCGCAAACACCTCAGTCTTATGGATTACCTGACGAGCATGGCCCGTTGACAAACTAGGCGGCCACCTAGTTACGATACGCACCCATTGTGATTCAGCCTCTGATTAGTCTGGTGAGTTTGCATCTGTAAAATGCTAACTTAGGAGAAAACATCATGGCATTCGCAACCGCTGCGGGTTATGGTAATCTTCCTAACGGTAATTTTTCGCCCGTAATTTACAGCAAACAGGTGCAGCTTGCTTTCCGCAAGGCCGCTGTTTGTGAAGCAATCACCAACTCCGATTACTTCGGTGAGATTGCTCAGATGGG